CCCTATTACAAAATAATAGAAAAACAATATACACAATTTCTCTGTGTTTACCTAACGTCCCCGTACATTAGGTAGCTACCTATCCGGCAGTAGCGGCCCTTCGCGCTATCCGTAATCTTTCTTATAAATTACTTCAAGTGCGGAATGCGACACCCAACTAAACACGTCGGATTGGCGAGTTAACTCACACAACTCGAATATATCTGTTGTTGTCAAACCATAACGTCTTGCTAAACTTTCTACATTTATCCATTTTCCGGTTCCACCGATTGACTTTACTGTCATGGCTTCGCGATACGCGTTGCCAGTCATACGAATATTAGATCGTTTGACCAAATGTCTAAATGATAGATTAACGTCATGATTACCCCAATTCTCCCGACTAATGACGACATCAGAAACAAAGCTCTCAGCTCTACTCTTGATATCACCCCTCCCAGGTAAATCGCCAACAAACGTTCCAAACATACGATACCAAGTCCCCAAGTTCATCCATGGAACAAACTCACCATCAATTATACTCGCAGAATGTTTCAAAAATTGCATATCTTCTACACAATTACATATCTGCACCTTAGTACAATAACCAGCTTGCTCTCCTGCTTTAACGTACATCTTCATCATGTACGCCTTGGTTACTTTAGAAGGATCTGGGATCAACTTCTTCAAATGCATGAAAATCAACCAATTTGCAAAATTATTAATCAATGTAGTCAAAACACTACCAGAATATAATCTTGCACTATTGAAAATGTATTGAATTTTCTCCTTAAACATCTTTGTGTTCCTCATGGTTGGATTCTCTCTAAGAAAAGCAAAAGCTTTCTCAAGTGAACCATAACATGAAACTGGAACACCTCGCATATCATAAGCTAATAATTCAAATAACATTTCAAAAATTGGGTCAAAATGTGAATTGTCACACTTCTTAATGTCAGCGTTAAACACTAACCGGCCGTCAAGGCAATTACAACCAAAACATGAATCATCAGAAAAATAAACAAAAATGTTCTTATCAGATGACCACAAATCGTTGAATACATCAGCCAAAACGGTTTTATCGGGGGTGGACACAAACACGCCTTCGTATAAACCAGTAACATAAGGAACACTCCATGCATCCTTAAAATTTGGTATACAAAATGCTGTTTCTTGTGTCCGTTCAACCCCTAAATCGCCAATTCCCCTTTGCTTTCCGGCAACCAAAGTTTCGTGGCGCTTCAACTTGTACCCAATACCTTTGCGTCGCATAACAGCGGTTGTCAACCACGATGCATTAACTTGCATACGTAATTTTTTCTTGCTATTTGGCGCCTTCAACCATACATCATACTGATGTTCGGGATACGAATCATCATAATGACGATGTAGATGTTGTTTGAAGCGGTATAATTCATTCCTCAATCTACGGCGAATCTTGGACTGATTCGCACGTAATCGATCACTGAATCCGGGTTTAGTTGGCTCACGTTGTTCTAATAAGCGCATCATTGCGACTCGATGTTCATCAGGTCCTATACCAGGCGTGTATAAACCGGGGATAGTAAAATATGGACCGAAACATGATCTATATGATGTGTCTTCAACATACGTGAATTTTGGAGTGAAATCTAAATGCATAAGCCCATCGTACATTAAACGTGGCGCTTTATGCATTTTGAAATCATCATCCAAAAGTGTGTGGTCGGTTGGGGCTTGAACCATAACAAAATCTGGTTTAAACCTACATAACCCATGCTCGTAAGTACCGACCAACTTACGATGGGCCTCCCCTACTCAGTGTGTACTCACAGTAGGAATGCTGGCTTGCGATAATCGCAAGTCAAATGCATTCCTATTGTGGTACACATCCATCTCAGATATTGTAGCACTAATAGTGTTACGCAATATCTCCAAATCAAAATCAAACTCAGGTGGAAACAATTCAATAGCATCACGTGTCATTTGCAAAGTACTAAAACTGGTCAATTTAGTATACAAAAACTTCTTTATCAACAAAACCTTAATATTGTAATAAATATCGCTCTCATATAATGCATAATAACCAATTTTCCTATACCATGAATCTGTAATAAGACTCTTATACACATGTGAATATGATGCCTGATCATGATCACCCAAAACCGGAAATGTATCGACTCTGTCTGAGCAGAAACAACGCACGATTGTAGCACTCACCATAACCAATGAGTAGCACAACCATGACGTATAACTTCGGGTTAATATAAAATCTACCCATGGCCAAATCGCAATCATACCTAAAATTAAGTGTGATGGCACACTAGTCCATTCGAGTGGATTGTCCATAAAACTCACCAAATGTGAAAACCAAATAGTAAGGATGATCGATGAACAATTCACAAAATCAACCACTAATACATATTTAGTTAAATACTTAAAGTAAGATGTAACGCAAATAAGGATCAACGTCACCACGACAATATAATCATGGTAAGTCTTCCTAAAATCTTCGTTACCATACTTGCTTGGTACTAACACTTTTCTGGTGAGAGTGTTCTTGAGACGTGAATCAGCTTTCTTAGGAGTAATCTCAACTAAGCGATCTGGTTCGACATCATTTACATTATCAATGGGCGTGATTTCTCCATCTTTACAATTGCTAGGTGCACCGTAATATACGGCTCCATGCTTATCGCCTTGACGGCTAAAATGCTGGTTATTTCTAGCAACTTTGTGTAATCTCGCCCTCTCGTCATTTCTTTGCGATTTGTTCATATTATAAGAAGGTGCATCGACTTTCGCATCGCTTCTTTTTGTGATCTTTGACACTGTGCGCTGGGTGTGAGCGGTCTTCCCTCCGCTTGCATTGTTCATAGTTATGATTTGCGCTATGCCTTGGAGAGGTAGTAACTCCCTTACTTATTTTTATATTTTATATTTTAATTATTTAATATGGTGGAATATATCGGTTCACCGTGAATCATTCTGTACCCAAAATCGATCAAGTTTTGGCCAACGTCATGACTTAGTCTGCAGCCGGTCTCCGCTGCTTTCCCATGTTACTTCATGCATACTCGCCCGCAAGCTAATACACAATCAGTGGCCCCTTCAATAAGCCCATGCCATGCACCCCTGCATGCCCCTTCCAGGGTATTTATTAAATCGAATATTTTACCTTCGATAACGACTCCGATTATATGTGTAAAATTCAATTGACCAATGTTGGTTGTTCTTGGTCAAAGACACGTTATTCTATGGCGTGTTGCTCATGCACGTTGACATCCTGTATAGTACATGAATATGTGAATTTATAATGCTCTGAAACACCATATAATGCACATAAACATATAATACTATTCAAAACGATGTCAACGTAAGTGTGCCAACCTATCATAGCAGTAAAGCGGATAAGGCCGCTTGTCCTGCCGGAATTGCAATAGGTTTGGCCGCAGCCCAAACATCACTTAATACGTCATAGAATAATGACCAACCATCTTTTTCCGGTTGATCAAATTTAGCAGCTGGTAAAGCCAAAGCTGCAGTTCGCACCATTGCAGCAGATTGTGGATCAGCTGATACAGGTGTTGCCATAGATGAAGCCAACATACCGGTGTACTCTGCATGAACAATGTACTCACAATGTATGGTTTGACCAGCAACTCCAGTAAAACCCATAACCGCAATAGGGTTCCCGATAGGAACACCAGTAAGTCCGACTCCAGTGGCTACGACTGCAACCCCAGTAGTGATAGTAGTATCACTGTATACATTTGCCCAGTAATTGTTCTGGGAATAAGGATAAGTGTAATTAACACTTGTACTACCTATTCCATTCAAATCTAAATCACCTTCCGGAAATTGCATCTCGCTATCCTCCACACCAAAAACCGTAGTGGTACAAGTCATATGTGATGTTCCTTTAACATCTGAA